ACATGGATTGGGATGGATACGATTATAGCGAATATTCCGATATTCCTGTAAGTACCGACAATATATCACCTAACTATTCTCATCATATTGTCATCGGGGATCGGGCTTATGTTACTTCTCTCGAAGAAGAAGAAGAAGATTTTGTCCGATATTCGGTACAGAATAAATTCGACGTGTTTCCGGATACCAATCTGATTTCCACAGGAGCTGGTGATCTTGACAGGAACATGGTCATTGTCGCAAGAGATGACAAATTCATTATCCTGAAAAGAAACTCCATCACCCAGGGACAGATGACCGGTGAGACATATTTCCAAGATACCTCCTTTACCAGGCATGGACTATATCCTGTCAAAGGATATATCGTTCTTGATCATATTCTCTACGTAATGGAGAAAGATGATATTTATGCTTTTGCCGGGACTGATCCTGAGCCATTGATGGGAATTACAAAGATAAGGGAATTTTATAGAACCTACATTGACGCCAATTCATACTTTGCTTTTGATAATCAGAATAACGAACTTTTTGTAATATTAAATGGTCATGTTTTGGTATGGAACCGAAACTACAATGACTGGTATATCCGCTTGGATGATTTTTCGTTTACCGGTTATTTCAACGATTCCGAAACACGTCTGATAGGTTATGGAGTCTCAGGTGGAGTCAAATCGACATTCGCTTCTTTAAATCATGATTCCAAATGGTTTTCGGAAAACATAAATTGGAGTTTTCGGACGAAATTCCAAGATAATCAACATCCTGAACTTTATAAAAAGCTGGATGAGATTATGGTATGGTATAAAGGAAATGTCGGCATATCGTATTCTGGCTATGACAACCAGACAAATGATGTATTTGCTGGCAGTTTCCCTCCTTCTCCAAGCGGATATTCTGGTCAATTAGTATCCCCATTCTTTCTTTATCATGAACTCATTATGACGTTCTTCGGAACTTCGGGATACTCCGGGATGGATTTTTCGATGAAGAAGTCCCGTCTGAATACTGGAAGGTGGGGGAATGGTATTTAAAGAACGAACCTTTAAATTTAATAATGAAAAAGATTTAACACATAAGAATATCGAAAAGTCTTTACAGGAAACCTGGAATATTTTACGTACCATCGACAAAGGAACATCATCAGGATCGACAGCGACCGGCGGTGGGAGTTCATCTACCGATGGAAGTTCGGTATCTGGATCTTCTGGATATAGTGGATACTCTTTCAATTGGAGAGGGACGTGGACAGGAAGTGGTTATTCAGGGACAAGTGGCTATACCAGTGGATATGAGGAAAGAGATGTAGTGGAAGAATCAGGATCATCGTGGATATGTATTTCCGGATATTCAGGAGACCCACAATCACCAAGTGCAGTCCCTACCAACTGGCAATTAATGGCCAAGTCAGGGTATTCTGGGATGTCGGGGTATTCGGGAATAAGCGGGTATTCGGGATGGAGTGGTTATTCTGGACACTCAGGAAAATCGGGGTATTCGGGAATAAGCGGGTATTCGGGAATAAGCGGGTATTCGGGAATAAGCGGGTATTCGGGAATAAGCGGGTATTCGGGATGGAGTGGTTATTCTGGGATGTCGGGTCGCATGGCAGGAACCGGCATGGTGTGGAATCAGGGAAGCGCAACGAATGCAGGAGAATTTACGTTTTATAATGATGCAACATATTATTACATTAATTATAACAACACAACGCATTACGGACAAGACGGGAAAACGTGGCTTGAATCGATCGGTATAGGGGATGATGTTATTGTAAGTTCAAATGGACAATATTATCGAGGAACGCTTAATACAAGGACTTCTTACGCTTCTTATGTTAGTTTGAAATTGGAAACCGTTCAGGGAAGTTTGACGGGAACCGGGTTATTTTATACCGATTGGATTAGAAAAGCGAATAGCGGTTATTCCGGATATTCTGGCCAGTCAGGGTATTCAGGATGGAGTGGTTATTCTGGACACTCAGGAAAATCGGGGTATTCGGGAATAAGCGGGTATTCGGGAATAAGCGGGTATTCGGGAATAAGCGGGTATTCGGGATGGAGTGGTTATTCTGGGATGTCGGGATATTCAGGTGTTTCGGGATACTCTGGGAAATCTGGATATAGTGGCTATTCAGGATCGGGGATTTCAGGTTATTCGGGTACTGCCGGATCACATGGAGGGGCGACAATATATCAATATACAACCGGATCATTAGCCAGTGGGAAAATTTGTATGGGGACAAGTGCTGGACCTTGGGTTATATGTTATGGATTAGACTATTATGGTTCAGATGTATATGGATATGTTTCTTCGTTTATTTCCGGAGATATTATAATCCTTAGAAAAACAACTGACAATTCCGTTTGTTGGATTGGTTCCATCGGTGGAGTTTCAGATTTAGGAATTGCAACATATTTTACCAGTATAACATATTCTGTTCAGGCCGGATCATTCACAAATAACGATATGGTGGCGGTAACATTGGTAAAGAATGGAGTATCAGGATATTCCGGGTATTCCGGAACGTCGGGGTATAGTGGATTTTCTGGACGATCGGGGTATTCTGGATACTCCGGGGGAACAGGATCGAACGGAACTTCTGGATACTCCGGATATTCCGGGAAAAGTGGATATAGCGGATTCCCGGGAATGGATGGATGGCCCGGTTCAAATGGAGTCAGCGGATATTCAGGATTTTCTGGACGATCGGGATACTCCGGATATTCCGGGATAAGTGGTTCAACTGGATTATCAGGATTTTCGGGATATTCCGGGATAAGCGGATATTCCGGGTTCTCCGGAATTAATGGACAATATTGGTCCGGTGGGACAACCGGCGGATCAACGGCCAATTATCTTGTCACACAATTCATAGATCGTGATCTATTGGTCAAATATTTGAATATCTACGTCAATGAAACCATTTATAAAATTCTTTACGTTGACTTTTGAACAGAATAATCCAAACCAAGAAGAGGTAAATAATGATACAGAATCAGCAGTTTGAACAGGCGAGTCTTTACAGCCTTGCCAATTCTTTATGGACTGTGTGTCCCGCATTGGTGCATACCGTCGGGATTCCCCAGATAGCAACGGAAATTTCCAATAATATTATGGCAATAACTTTACAATCAAATAATCCTTTTTATTTGTCATTCTCCAAAGATAGTACTTATACTTTCAATACGGCAAACGACATCATGTTTGCAGGAGGAAACCTTATTATTCAGTTATACGTTCCTCATGGAGTGGCGAAAATTCTTTATCTACATACAAAAGCAGTAACAACCGCAACCGTTAAACTCATTCAACATTAATCGAAAGGGTTAAATGATGGAAATCAAGGAAACGAAGCCCAAAATAAACATCATAATTCCAACCTATAATAATCTGGAGAAATGCCTAATACCATGTATTGATAGCATTCTCAAATATACGTCGATTGATAATGTAAATTTTGTCGTCGTTGCCAATGGATGCACGGACGGAACACATAAATATTTAACAGATATTAGAATACCTTTTATCAAATTCGATAATCCTCTTGGATTCTCCAAAGCGGTCAATGCCGGGATTAACCATGACCGAACAGCCGATTACTATATTATTCTTAACAATGATACCGTTTTACTGGATCAACTCCAGGATACATGGGTAAATATTCTTTTAGATCCGTTCTTGAAAGATGAATCCATCGGTATTACCGGGCCAATCCGAAACTTTTCGCCAGAAGCGAACCATGATTTTATTATTTTTTTCTGCGTGATGATCAGTAAAAAGGTTATTGACACCATCGGATTATTGGATGAATCTTTTGGAGTCGGAGGCGGAGAAGATACCGATTACTGTATCCGGGCAAAACAAGCCGGATTCAAATATGTTCAGGTTCCAAAAGAAACATTGTTGCATTCTGGAAATGGTAGAATGATCGGAACATTCCCGATATACCATGATGGAGAAGCAACAGTACACGATAAATCCCTTGTACCTAATTATAATCAAGTTTACAAAGAGAACGGGGAAAAGCTCCGGGAAATGTATAATGATCAATTAAATTATGGTAACAACTTTGAAAGAGGAGTATTTGGGAAAAACGATGATATTGCTAAAAATGACAATGCTCGTTACGAATTTGCTAAAAGAGAGATATATGGTAATAGCATTGCCGAGATCGGATGTTCGTCCGGGCATGGATACCGATATTTTGGATCATTGCCGGGATGTAAATATTCTGGATTTGACAATGATCCTGACATTATAAAATACGCTATTGAAAATTATGGAGAACATTTTTCCGTTTTGGATATTCATGATTTCAGTGGAGAATATGACACCATTATCGCTATGGAGGTAATTGAACATTGTGAGGATGGGAAAGAACTTGCTCAAAAACTAAAACAATATTGTAGGAAATTAATTATTACCGTTCCTTTTAACGAAGAATCAGGATTGTGGGGACCACACCATAAACTACATCAACTTCAACCAAATCATTTCCCGGATTTCAAATATTGTTTTATCAATATAGACGGGACTATTGGTTATACTCCGAATAGTTTTTGTGGATTTGATTGCATTGCAATGATATGGGAAAAAGGATCAAGTTACAAACAAATTGACTATATCAAAGAACCGGTTTCCATTGGAGTTGAAATTTCAACCAAAGGGAGATATTTTGATTCTTTGCCAATGTCAATTATGGGGATCATTAATCAAGCATTTAAACCACAGTCCTTGACTATCTATGATGACAACGATTCACCAACAGATTTAAGGACAGTCGCAATATATCAAAATATTTTCAATACTCTTTCTTTGAATGGTATAAATTGGAGGATCATTTATGGGAACAAATCGGGACAGGTCGCCAATCATCAAAAAGCATTATCTGAAATTACAGAAAAATATATCTGGCGAATCGATGATGACGAGATTCCGAACTTTGATTGCTTACAATATCTTTTGGAAACCATCACGAAAGACAATAACATAGGTGCAGTTGGGCCACTAGTATGGAATCCAATAAAACCGATTGTCCCTTTACCGGAATTCGCATTGAGCAGACTTGAACCTTGTATCGAACATACTTCGGTACAATGGTATTCTTTCGATGAAATCATGGAAGTCGAGCATCTTCATTCAACATTCCTTTTTGATCGCAGAATCGCAAAAGAATTTGGGTATCCTGTCGGTTTATCGGTTGTCGGACACAGAGAAGAAACAATGTTCACATATAGATTTATTATAAAAGGATTCAAATTACTTGTCGATCCGAGAGCAAAAACCATGCACTTTCAGAATAAAGACGGCGGAATCCGATCAGGGAACACGGACGATTTATGGAGACACGACGAATCGGTATTCCTGAAATTTCTTAAATCTATTGGTCGTGAACCAAAAGTGGATAAAGTTATGGTGTTTAATTCCGGACTTGGTGATTCCATTGTTGCAATACCTGTCATCGGAGAAGTATTAGAAAAATATAAAGATGTTGAAATTAAAGTCTTTGTGTCTCAAAAATCAGTGATACCAATCATTATAGAACGATATGGTACAAACAAAAGACTTAAAGTATATCATACTGCTGGAATGGAAACAATACTAAATCCAACAGCATTTAATATTTACGGGTATATGCCATCTAGGAAATGGGAAAACAAACCGATGATCGAAGCCTATAGGGAGTTCTACTTATGAAAACCATATTGCTGAGTCCTTTTTCAAATCCTATGCCAAAAGGTGAGAACCCTAAATCTTATCCTATCGATTACTGTAATGAATTGATTATTTTGCTGAAAAAAGAGTTCCCCGATGATTGTATTTGTCACGTTAAACTCAACCATGAACCGGGCTTGCAGGGAACAGTTCAGATGGTGGATTATGAATTGACAAAACTCATATCCAGGATAAAAGACAAAGATACCAGATTGTGGATAAGTGTGGATAACTTTTTCCACCATCTGGCATGGTTGGTAAAAAGTCCGGGATTTGTAGTATTTTCCAAGAGTGATCCTTTCATATTTGGTCATGATAAAAATGTGAATATATTGAAAAGTTTGAAATATAGAAGGCCGGATACATTCGGATATTGGTGGGATTGTCCTTATCAAAAAGAAGCCTTTCCACCTCCTGATTACCTTGTGGAAACCATAAAAGAGAATAGAGGCAAGATATGGGATTGATTTCATTTGTACCTGATACCGGACAACTTGGCAATTCCGGATATTCAGGATGGTCTGGCTTGTCTGGGCATTCAGGATTCAGCGGATTCTCTGGGCTTGGATTTTCAGGGTATAGTGGTAATTCTGGTGTAAGCGGACGGTCAGGCTATTCAGGGTCAAATGGAACATCAGGTTATTCTGGTGTAAGTGGACAGTCAGGCTATTCAGGATCAAATGGAACATCAGGTTATTCTGGTGTAAGTGGACAGTCAGGCTATTCAGGGTCAAATGGAACATCAGGTTATTCTGGTGTAAGTGGACAGTCTGGCTATTCAGGGTCAAATGGAACATCAGGTTATTCTGGTGTAAGTGGACGGTCTGGCTATTCAGGATGGAGTGGATTGTTAGGTGAATCTGGATCAAGAGGATTTAGTGGATTTTCCGGAACAAATGGTTATACCGGTAATTCTGGATTATCTGGGTTCTCTGGGAAAAGTGGATATTCCGGGATAAGTGGTTCAACTGGATTATCAGGATTTTCGGGATTCTCAGGGAAAAGCGGTTATTCCGGGTTCTCCGGACTGAATGGAGAATATACCGCATCAGGTTTAAGTGGATATTCTGGGAAGAGTGGTTTAGATGGTAATTCAGGAATTTCAGGGTATTCAGGATGGTCTGGGAAGAGTGGTTATTCCGGAACAGATGGTACGATTGGAGAGGATGGAAAAAGCGGTTATTCCGGGTTCTCCGGACTGAATGGAGAATATACCGCATCAGGTTTAAGTGGATGGTCAGGATATTCAGGGTCAAATGGAACATTAGGATTCAGCGGATTTTCAGGAACAAACGGAACATCAGGAATAAGCGGTTATAGTGGTTCAGGAATATCGGGATATTCAGGGTCAAATGGAACATCAGGATTCAGTGGATTTTCAGGCTATTCAGGGTCAAATGGAACATCAGGATTCAGTGGATTTTCAGGATATTCAGGAACAGATGGATCAAATGGAACATCTGGAATAAGTGGTTATTCAGGATGGAGTGGAATAAGTGGTTATAGTGGTTCAGGAATAAGCGGTTATAGTGGTTCAGGAATATCGGGATATTCAGGATTTAGTGGAATGCCAGGAGAAGCCTCATCATCAGGTTATTCCGGATATTCAGGTATAAGTGGATGGTCTGGAATAAGTGGTTATTCAGGATGGAGTGGAATAAGTGGTTATAGTGGTTCAGGAATAAGCGGTTATAGTGGTTCAGGAATATCGGGATATTCAGGATTTAGTGGAATGCCAGGAGAAGCCTCATCATCAGGTTATTCCGGATATTCAGGTATAAGCGGATGGTCTGGAATAAGTGGTTATTCCGGAACAGATGGTACGATTGGAGAGGATGGAGAAAGTGGTTATTCAGGATGGAGCGGTATCTCTGGATGGTCTGGAATAAGTGGGTATAGCGGTCTATCAGGATATTCTGGTTCAGGTATAAGCGGATGGTCTGGAATAAGTGGGTATAGCGGTCTATCAGGATATTCTGGTTCAGGTATAAGCGGATTCTCTGGATCGGGAATTTCCGGGTATAGTGGAGCTGGGTCCGCAACATGGACTGATATATCTGTAACCAGAACATCAACATCAGGATTCACTTCAACAACTCTTTTGGAATCGGGAATTCCCTTAAAATATTCAATTGATAATTGGTCGAATACATACAGAGGATTTATCGAAACCGTTTCAGCCGGTTCTCCGAATACTTACTATATCCGGGGAGTAACACTAGGATCAACCGGAACACTAGTCATGAAATTTGGGGATTCATCAAAACTAATAGCATCACCCCAGGTGGGAATTCATATAGATGGAGCCTATGCCGCTAGTGGGATAACAACCTATAATGCGATATTGGATTACTTACTCTTGCCTTTGTACTGGATGAAACCTTGTGCATACTTAGTTGGATTTGATGCTATTCATGGAATCCAAGACGGAACAAGCCAGCCGGTCATAAACATGACAAATTACACAACGGGATCTGGGACATCAATATTTAGCGATGTAACCCTGTCAACATCAGTTCAGAAAACCGGATTGGTGGAAAGTACCAATAATTATGATATTAACAGGGGAGACAAGATTGAAATCCGTGTAATTACAGCAGGGACAAGTGCAACATCACCGGCAATGAGTTTAACCGTTATGCCTTACTTTGTGGAGGAATAAATGGCTAATAAAATATCTGAATACGTAGATACTTACAAAGCTCAAGAACAATCCGACGGATCAAGAATTTACATGGAATATTGGAAGGATGGAGGGTGTCGTCCGGTCGATTACAACCAAGACGACTTCGTTCAATGGAGAATTGAAAAAGGTATCAATGTTAAAATAGTTCCCTACGTAGCACCGGTGGACACACGAACCGATGAAGAGAAACGCTTGGCGGAATACCAGACTGAGCTTGATCCAATACTGTCCAAGATCCAGTTTTATGCGATGGAATATGAACTAGAAGACGAAGTTATCCGTAAACTTGAAATCAAGAATGACATTCTTGACGTGTTGAAAGCAGACTGGAAGGCAAAAAAGAAAGCGATCAGGGATAAGTACCCAAAAGGATTATGGAAACCTACTGTTAGGGGTGAATCATGATACACCCCTAACAGTA